TGCATTAGATATTAATTGTCAAGGACTTACAAGGGCTTTAAACAGAGTTATTATAGTTTTTCATGATGACCCAGAGGTTATGAAAGCTCTTGACAATTTATGGTTGGCTATAAATGGTGAAAATACAAAAATAACTGATGATTTGCTAATTACTTTGTTAAGGACAATGAGTAAAAGTGCAGGCATAAAATGTAACGATTGGAATGATAGTAGATTCACACGAGTTTTTAAAGTTTGAGTCATTAAAATAATAACACACCAACAAAGGCAGCTCTTCGGAGCTGCTTTTTCTATGCCAATTTTCGTACAGCGTGCACAGCACCAGCCGTTATTTCTTGCATACGGTCACCTCCTTTCATGATTGACGGCGGCAATCGGCTGTCGTGGATGGTGCTGGCAGGACTGTATTTTATTATATTTTTGAAAGAAGGTGAGCCTGAGTGACAAAAAAACAAAAGAGATTTGTAGATGAGTATCTGATTGACCTGAATGCTACCCAGGCCGCCATAAGAGCCGGATACAAGGCGAAAAATGGTCAGAGAGCTTCTGAGATCGGACATGAATTACTCCAGAAAACCCAAGTTTCAGAAGCAATCTCAGAGGCAATCGCAGAAAGATCCAAAAGAACCGGAATAAATGCTGACCGTGTTCTTCTGGAGCTGGCCAGAATTGCATTTGTAAATGCAGATGATGTAATCAATGCAAAAGACGCAACACTAAAAGAAGATGCTTCCAGGGACGATCTGGCAGCTATACAGTCCGTGAAAGTAAAATCTTTTGGAGAAGATGGCGTGGAAAGAGAAATCAAGCTTGCAGACAAACTGAAAGCCCTGGATATGCTTGGACGCCATTTGGCAATGTGGAATGACAAGCTTCAGCTCAGCGGTATGGAAGAAGAAAAATCAAAACTGGACAGCTTGATCAAGCAGATCAGCGGAGGCGGATAATGAGCAGCATGGATCTCGTGCTGTCTGAAAAATACAAAGCGTTTTTGAAATGCCAGACACCGGTGGAGTTCCTGGAAGGTACCACGGCAGCAGGAAAGACTACAGTAGGAATTTTTAAGTTCATGTTGAAGGTAGCCCAGAGTCCGAAAAAGCTTCATATCCTGGCAGCAGACGACACAGGAACAGCAGAGAAAAACATTATTAACAAAGACCTTGGAATCCTGGACGATTTCGGAAGCCTGGTAGAGTACAACGGATCCGGCACCAAGAATGATAAGATCCCGCATATTCTTTTTCATACTTCATCCGGGGACAAAACCATATACGTTTTGGGATATGGAAACAAGAAGAAATGGAAGAAAGCCCTTGGCGGTCAGTATGGATGCCTGTACATCGATGAGATCAACACGGCAGATATTGACTTTGTCCGTGAAGCTTCCATGCGCTGTGATTATCTCATGGCAACCTTAAACCCGGATGATCCGAGCCTGGATGTGTATAAAGAGTATATCAACTGCAGCCGCCCGCTTCCTGAATGGGAAGAGGACACGCCACAGGAGATTAAAGACGAATTAAAGGAAGAACCAAAGGCAGGCTGGGTTCACTGGTTCTTTTCTTTTGACGATAACGCCGGACTTCCGGAAGAAAAGAAAGACCAGATCATCCGGAATACCCCGAAAGGAACCAAGATCTACAAGAACAAGATCTTAGGCCTCAGAGGAAAAGCAACAGGCCTTGTGTTCAGCATCTTCCTGCGCCAGCGGCATGTCCGCACAAAGGAATGGGCAAAACAATTTGTACAAAGACCGGGAGAACCAAAGAAACACGAAATTTTCATGTGGTTTTCGGCAGCAGTCGATACCTCATACTCCCAGAAATCCCCGGACACAATTGCTTTTTCCTATCTTGGGATTACAAACAAAGGAAAATGCATCGTTCTGGATGAAAAAGTTTACAGCAATGCAGAACTGGACATCCCCCTGGCTCCTTCAGATACAGTAAAGAATTTGATTGATTTCCTTGACCGCAACAAGAAGGAGTGGGGACTTGCACGAAACGTATTCCTGGACAGCGCCGATCAGGCAACCATGCAGGAATGGAACAAGTATAAGCGAAGAAATGGCTGCATTTATACACTTAACGATGCATGGAAGAAGATGGAGATTATCGATCGTATCAATGCGCAGCTTGGATGGATGGCATTTGATGACCAGACAGGCATTGAGCCATGTTTTTATGTACTCGATACCTGTTCGACTTACATTCATGAGATGGAAACATACAGTTGGAAAGAAGATAAAGACAATACACCAGAAGATGGGCATGACCATATGGTTAACTCTGTGCAATACGCATGGATCCCATACCAGGGCAAGATTTACAAGAGGTGATAATTATGAACTGGCTTCAGAATTTTATTGCACGGCTATTCCGGATAGAACCTGCAAGAGACAGGGTGATTACAATCAGAGAAGCTCATACCTTCCGTGAGAACGTGATCCAGAACAAGCTGTGGTATCTGGGAGATGGAGTTACCCTGGAACAGTACTTTAAAAAGACTGCAAAATGGGATGTGGAGAAAGCCCGCTTCTGGGCAGCCACAGCGCAGGGAAATGTAAGAAAGATACACAGCGGAATTGTTGGAACTGTAGTAGACAGATATAAAGACATTGTGCTGGCTGATCTGGACGCTGTTGATTTTGGCGAGAATATGGACATTCTGGAAGAAAGATGGAATGAAATCTTTGAGGGGAGTAAGCTGAACGATGTGATTGGAGATGCTATCGTTGGAGCGTTATCTTCCGGAGATGGAGCCTTTAAGATCACGGCGGATGAGTGCAGCCCTTACCCTATTGTGGAATTTTACGATGCAGAGGATGTGGAATATGTATATATCCATTCGACGCTGCGGGAAATCAAGTTCTACACAACCTACAGAAATCGGAACAAAGATTACAGGCTGCAGGAAACCTATGGATATGGCTATGTAAGATACAAGCTTTACGATGATGCCGGAAAAGAAGCCCCATTACAGTTTCTTCCGGAAACAGCCCATTTGATTGATTTTGGATTCGATGAAAGCCTGATTTTGGCGGTGCCACTTAAAATTCTTACATCCACCAGATATAAGAACAGAGGAAAAGCCCTTTTTGAAGGAAAGACAGATGTGCTGGATGGACTGGATGAAACGATCAGTCAGTGGATGGACGCAATCAGAATGGGCAGGATCAAGCGTTATATTCCGCAAAATCTGATTCCGAGGGATGAGGAAACCGGGGAGCTGCTTCCGGCTAATCCATTTGACAATGACTTTATTGCCATTGGGGACGATATGGGAGAGAATGCCAGCCACCAGGTGGAAATCTCACAGCCTCAGATATCCTACGAAGCTTACGTAAACAGCTACGCCAATTTCCTTGATATGGCCCTTCAGGGAATCATATCACCATCCACACTGGGAATTGATCTGAAGAAAACAGATAATGCAGAATCACAGAGGGAGAAAGAAAAGGTTACCCTTCATGTGAGAGGGAAGATAGTAGACGCTTTGAACAGTACATTGCCGGAACTGTTCAAGACAATCCTGCAGTGTGACGATATTATGAACGGGAACAATCCGGGAGAGTATGAAATATCCGTGAAGTTTGGAGAGTATGCATCCCCAGACTTTGGAACAACTGTGGAAACTGTAGGAAAAGCTAAACAGTACGGAGTTATGAGCCTTGAAACTTCTGTGGATCAGCTGTACGGAGATACCTGGACAGATGAGGAAAAGGAAGCAGAAGTAGAACGTCTGAAACTGGAACAGGGAGTGCAGGATCTGGAAGAGCCGGGGCTTACCATGAAAGCAGGAGAATTTGAAACAAGTCTGGAAGAAGGTGAGAATGATGAAGGTAAAAGTAGGACCACGGATCTACAGGATGAACCGAAAGGAGTACCAGGAGTTTCTGGAAGTAGCAAAAGAGCAGGTACCGATGGGCGTGTACGCTCTGAAAAAGAATGATTATGCTGAGCTTAGAAATGATGCCTGTACAAGCAAAACAAAGCTGAAGGACATGATCCGAATATTCAAAAGCCAGGGCTTTAAGGTATATGCAAACGGGAGGTGATCCAGATGAATGTTCCAGGATTTACACTGTTGCTCCAGGAATTCTGTAGTTATTGTCCAGACTTTGAACCAGAAGTGGAGAAGATAGATTGCTCAAGCCTTACAGAACAGGTCAAATATTGTACAAATATTCGTTGTACGCAAAGGGCGAGATGTGCAAGACTTGCTACAAACATTCGAAAGCAGGTAATCACAGATGCCTAAGCTTAACACCGTCTACGACATTGGAGCTGCTTT